AGAGAGAATACCGAAGCCGTACAGAAGACGGAGCAGAAGACTCTCTATTTAATGTTCCTGCCCTTAGTACATGAACAGTCCGTCTCATGTCTAGAGTATTTACAAAACCGAGATATACGAATCAAGCCCGAAACAAGCTTGTCGCACTTGCAGTAGCGACGGAAAATCCAAAGCTTGTACGGAATTTGTGTTCAAAACTCAAGATGAACGATAACGAAATCTCTTCCGCAGCAATGAATTACGGCTTCCTAGTTTCGGCTGCAGATAATGGTGGGGATTTCGATGAAATGATGCCAAGCATTGATCTGCCACTGGAAAGCTACCTGCTCGACAGTGAAATAGGCAGATTATCTTCTCAATCTCGACTTATGAGAAATGATGCAGCGAAGAAAGTCGTACGAGATGCCTTACACGTTTTTGACAAATTCAAACCAGAAGTTGTCTTAACCGATGATCGGGCCATATTCTACCTCATAAACTATGCCTTGTCAGATGACGCCGTGTTCACTGAAAATAAAATGAATAAGATGGCACGTACAGCTGCACAGAGCACGATCTTTTACCAATTAATGCCACAGAAAATAGCGCCTGGTATGTGGCATGAACTGTGCAAAAAATTCCGATTCAGTAGCGGTATCAGCTCAGTTGCCATTCGAATGGAAAAATGGATCAAAGGTGCTGAAAATTTACAATATCGAGCTCATCCCATGTGGGTGAAATATTGTCGAATCTGGGCAATGGGTTGGACTCGAATGAAATCACAGACAGCGTCTATGATTGACAAAGTGAAACAATCGAAGCCCGAAGAACGTTTTCTGATTGACAGCTTCAACGACTGCACATACCGTGACACTTTCACTGCATACAACTGGAATGGCACCTTAGTATTGTTCGTGAATGAAGTTTGCCTAATCCTCGACAATTCAGCTGCTGACCTGTTACGACAATCATTCACAAGCATACGAAATGCCGATATTGCTTTCGAGAACTATCGATTGACCGGTGACACAGAGAAGTATGCATTATACCCACATCTACAACGATGCTATCATTGGCTGAAGAAACATCTTCGCGACCCATACAAATCATCTCAGTTAGCTCGACACATGCACCTATCTTATGTCAGATGGTTAAATTCAGTCGGCGAACAACAGTCTCGGATCAAATGTGGCCATGACTCTCGGGACGAAAGTCTGCGTGAGGACATAATTGCATGGTATCCATACACTACGGAATGGTATGACCTGGTGATGTCGTTTCCGGTTGCTGAAAGAACTCGGGTTGAATTCTTAAAGCTATACCACATCTTACCGCCTCCAGACATCAATCCTGTAACCATCCATGAAGAACTGGTGAAGAAATCCCACATGGTGAACAAGTGCGACGAAAAGGAGATTTCGAAATTTCTGGACTTCTGCAAATCGTATGACTTGTGTCGATACATCTCCAAGAATAAAGAAGTTCCAAAAATGAAACACGATGAAGGATACGATTATGAGAACAAGAAATGGTTTCAAAAATGTATGTCTGGTAAATTCTCAATGCCAGTCGAAGAAGAATGGGGAAAGGTCCAGATGTTCAACCATTTCCCATATGATTTTTCGGGAGACTTTCACATATTTGATGCGCAAGATGTGACACGAGTTGTCGCCGACTTGGACAAGTATATGGATCGTCACAGAAGAGAAGAATTGTCAAATTTTGACACGAACGAATTGTTGAGTGCAATATTCAAAGGACCAAAGTTGTCTAATGGTGAGCTAATGTCTGAATTTCGAGATCGAGTTTTCAATGGCGAGCTGACAGACAAAGATCAATTTATCGCGATGGAAGCTGGGAAAGCCGAAAACACGAAACCTGGAACGAAAGTCCGAGAAACTTTATCGGGATGCGACACAGTCCGTGAGTTCTTGACCGAAGTCGATCATTCGATCCGACCCTTAGCAGCACAAACACCAGGTGTATCCATTCGAATCGATGCCATTAAACATAAGCGAAAATTTCAGAAGATGGCAAGCTACCTCTCTCGCTATTGTCCACAGGTCAGTTTTTCAACGTCAACAGACATCACAGGCTGGTCTCCTCTAATGCCACGGAAAATGTTCCACGCATGGCAAGAATATGCTTTGTCCACAACTCAGTGTCCAAACCCAAAGGCTGTGCGAAGCATTTGGGACAAGATGGTGGTCTTCTGCGACAGAAGAGGAGTGAAGTTATTCGATGAATTCAAAGATGGGACTTTTCAAGGATGGCCTGCAACTTCGGACACAACGATGCACGCACACATTCTGATCTATTGGGCATATCAACTCCGATTGAAGAAGATATTGTCTGAAAAAGAAGCCGCATACACGTTATGCTTAATTGATGATGCTGCAACAACAGTTGTACTTGATTCACCACCTGAAGAAGCGAAGGAGAAAGCCGAAAATGCCAAAGATATGTTAGTAAAGTTGTACAGTTCGCTCGGTTTCAAAATGGACGAGATCAAAAGCTTCTTTTCTAGCATCAAATTCATATACTTGAATGAATTATATCTGGATGGGTCTCAAGTGTTTGCTTCAATTAAGACAATGATGAAAGTTGACAAAGACCATACTCGAAGATTCTCAAGCCTGAACGAACAGATAGCAGTAGTAATGGGAATGGTCACTGCGTGCGCATCTAGTGGGAACTGTCCATTCTTCTCCTATTGGTTTTCACTATGGATGGCTTTCAGGTTTGTTTATGAAACATATCCGAAATTTGCCGAACTGTCAAGTCAAGCCCAATTCATTGCGATGATGACTCCTTGTGGGATGAACGGGTTCGGCGTTAAACCAATTGTATCAACTCTGTCAACTGGGAACAATGACAACTTAACATGGTTTTTGGAAATATGCGAACAACTACTCGAATTTGATTTTGCACACTTAGTTGAAGCAGTCCTGAAACAAGAAATTGAAGTTGCTAAACCTCTGTCTGTTTTCAAAAACCCATTTGGCCTTGAAGTAGCAGGGCACAGCAACACGACAGAGATGATTGCCAACACTTTTCGAGAAGCGGCACGAACGCAAAAGATGGCTGAACCATTCTTCTCTCTCGACAAGTATGCAGTTAGCAACGAATACATCGATGCAGTGACACATATGCTCGAATGTGGTGCATGGGAGGCAACGTTGCTCGAAGAAGTATCACAGAACATGCCTGACAGCTTTGTGAGTGAGATGATGTCACGAGTCGACAAAACAGAAATCGTTGCAGCCCTTTTATCTTCAGCTGAAATTGGGAAAGTTAGACGAAGAATCCGACAAAGTGACATAAACAACGTAACCACAATGTATGACTTGCTTCGTGCATCAAAGAGAGGCGAATATGTATGCACAAAGTCTTTAAAAGAGATCGGGTCATTTGCTTACGCGAATCAAATGAGGAAAATCAGGAATGGGGAATACCAAATTCTCAACTGCACTTTTCCATGTCCATTCCAGCTATGGGCCTTCAATGGAACCATTGAACCAGGAACGGAACGTGCATTACGCATGACGACCGTCAACTTTTCAATCAACTTTATTTCCACTGCTGCCTGTTCCTCTGGTAACAACTTATATGACTCGGTCATGGGAGAGATTGGGTACAAAGGGTATCGAAGTTCTGCTGCAAGCCTTCAAACAGAGGCAAAGATCCAACTATACAATCCAATCAAGAGAAAGATTGCTGCAGGCCTTGCCGCTTTGAGATGGGCGAAGTATGCTGATGCACATTACCATGCACTGACCGACTTGTTCTTGTATTCATGGTCTGGTCGTTCTGATGTTCGCTTGTTGGACTTGCCTGGCTATACTTTTTCTGGGAGTGCGAAACGTCTTTCTCTCAGGCATTTGAAGAACAACCACATGGTATTTCCTTTTCCAAATGTACAAGCTGCAGTACGTGTTGACGCAAAAGCTATAACGAGGCAGCATGCCAGCTCACATCACATGTATGATGTCATGGCAGCAATTACCGCTCTACGAACTTCAGGATTACTCGAAGCAGCGTTAGGCATGAAGTTCGGCGTTAGCCATTTTTGTTATGCGTTCACATACAAGCCAAGTTCTGAAGCATCTCTACAGGTTCCATCAACGTTTAGTCCAAAACACGATGAAAACATCTTCAAGAAAGTAAAGCCATTTACAGAAATCAGCAGCGACTTACGTGACCATGCCCGAAAACTTTGTTCGTACAAAGTCATGGAACAAGTTTTGCAAACATACATGGCTTCGAGTGAATTGGTCGCAACCCAGTTCTATGAGAATGTCGAAATATCAAATGAAGTCGATTACAATGAGTGGGAATTCTATGAACCCGTGGTCGAACGCATCAAGTTCCTCGAACGAACACGGCGACTTGAAGACTTACCTCGATCAGAAACAATCTATTTGACTTCAACTGCACGTCCGAAAGATCCTCAACCTATCGTCGTGACAGAAAACGTAAAACAGCAAGTTCGAGAGAATCCAGTCATAACTACAGTCGCAATGACCGATTGGGAAGCACTGAATGCATATGGAAAAATGCTAACTGACTCTTCTGCCATCGACTTGGCAAATGCTATGCCTCAATTCGCGCACAGGCTGAATGAATTGGCAAACAAAGACATGACAGAGGATATCATCGATGACGAGGAATTTCAACAAGCACGCAAATGGATGCAACTTGACACCATCTTTGCAAGGGAAATAGTCAAAAGAGTCAAGGAAATGGCCAGTGCTGAAAACTTGTCAGAAGCAGTCACTACTGTATTGACCAACATGGGTATTCGAGGTTGGCGAAGTGGAGAAGAAGACAACGACATAATCCATTCACTAGATTCTTTCTTCGGAAGAACAAGTTCAATTGTCATGCGAGCTCGGGCAATCGGCAAATCCTTGAACAAGTTACGCGGCAAAGAACGCTACAGTGCAAAAACGGTTCTTGGAGCACATCTACCGGCACACGCCATTTCATCAGTTATAAAAGCACAGTGGAGACTTGCAGCTGCTCGTTACGAAGCACGATCAGCGGAGATTGTCAAAGCACAGGGAAACACAACGTTATCCATCGAGCTGAATTACAAATCAGTGTTCTTGAATGCATTTTCGGACTGTGTAACAACAACTGGTATATATCTACGAATGCCTTCTTACACGATCATTCCTAATCTTTGCATCAGATCTTCATTAAACTACATGAAAAATGAAGAATTACGTGTGAAGCTCACAGATGCTCTGATTGCAAATGGGATCTACGAAGTTTGTGAAGTGCAAGATGAGCAAGAAATGCTAATGATCATCGAAGGAATATGCATTGAATCAAACTTGGTCCAACCTGGATTCGACTTTAACGCAATCAAATCAGCTTACGAAGAGGTGAAAGGATGGGTCGATGCTGACACGAAAGGTGAGCACCAAGTTGTTAAAGTAGTGTCGAAGTACAGAAAATCGTACCTATCAGCTCCAACAGAACCAAAGAAAAGAATCGTCCCAATTCTGGATCCTGAAGTGCCAGATGCTGTGACCCTGGAGATGAAGGTTTCGAATGTAGTGGTTCCAGAAACTCCAATGAAACCGCGATTATCTGGAGTGTTGCCGGGATTTTGTACAGACTTATCTGGCACAATCAGCCTGAAAGGCAAAGACGTCGTTGTTGAAGAGAAGATTGATGAACAAAAAGAAGCAACAGTTGAACCAAAAAAGATAGTTTATGCAGTGCCGGGGATGAAGAAATACACAGGGGACATGGTGATCCTTATGCCAACAACTGTAGTGATTCCCGATGAGCCCATCGAAGATCCCCTAGCTGTGAGCAATCCACACGACGTGATGCAATGGATCTTTGAGCATCCTGATGTTATGGAATGGCTCCGAGTCCATACGAATAGTCGAAATAGATTCGTATCGTACGATGCAATCACCAAAGATATTTCCACATGGAGAAAATTCATCGAAGATTTCAAAGCCTCTGGAAAATCAGAAGGTTTTGTGTGCCCGGAATACTCCTCTTTTCCAAGCAAATGGTTAGAAGACATGGAGTCCGGTGGCCAAGAAAGATGGGTGGAGGATTAGAGTGTGGCGTGTTCATATTTACTCAAGCATTATATAATCACTTAGTTTAATAGATAAAAACTCAGCCAGTTGGTCGGGTTTTGCAGCGAGCGTGGAGCGCTTCGACCTGTGGACCCTGACTATCTACAAAAAAACCTGCGGAAAGACATAGCAGGGATAAAAAATGTGGTGTTAACAGAAAAGAAAACAACATTGTCCCCTGTTTCTATTTTCCATTTCACATTCATCGTTTGGGTTCGTGTCCG